TTTATTTAGCTGTTAAGTTTTATTTGTGCCGAGNCCCCATAGTAGGATCTTGGTGTTCCACATTAAGCTCTNCCGACCACACATCCAAACGATAGGCGGTGTAAGGGCTCCCTGGCTAAGTGTTTACTCATTGCTAGGGAAGTGTTGCGACCCGTTACCAGTAGGAATACAGGAGGTCTTAGTTGCCTAACCAGATAAAGTGGTGCTGAAATATTGCAAGCTCAATGTCTGGCGAACGACGGACTACCGTTGAACTATTGTTAACGCCCGCGTGTGTAGGCAACACACGGGTTAGTAGGTCACTTACATTGACATCCGTGCCGGGAAAGCGGATCTGAGCTATCGATTGCCTGATAGGGTGCCGGCGGGCGCGGTACGTGTGGTATAGTCCGCTGTCTTGGGGTATGGCGTCTACTCGGTTTTGTTGTCGTTTTGGAATGTCCCATGTCGGAGATGTCGTTACCGGTGTTTGCTTTACTTGTGCACGAATAAGAAAACAGAGTTTGGAGTTTTGGAAGTTAATGGATAACATCAAGTTTCCATTGCGTTCCTCGTGCATTTTAGGCCAGAAAATCGACCACAAAATCGAGAATGGTGTTTGCAAAACGTGTGATGCCAGATTCTGGCGTGATCAGTGTTGCAAACGTTACTCAACCTTTTATGACCAGTTGCCGAAAGGGGAAACATATTCCACCCGTGATATACTGCAAGGAACATGAGAAACCAGAATGTGTAATACCTGAAGATATGACCACCGCTTGTTCAACTTATCTTAGACCGTGTCGCAAGATGATTAGATGTGTGAATAATGGAGTGCACTATATGTGCAGGTGGCATGACATCRCCCACAGAGCTGAAACCAGGTGTGGTTATACGGGACCACATCGTTGTTGTGCTTGTCATAAGCAGAGGTTCTTGGAACCACAAGGTGCGGCCATGTCAATGCCAGCTACAGGAAACCACACCAGTGAGTCCATAGCAACAGGGGGCAGTTCGATAACCACCATTAACTATTATGGTACCAATTATGCACAGTCTTATGCTCCAAACACTCAACACACAGACCCGGAGGCTGTCGCTTCAGGTGTGTCATCTATCACAGGTCCCATGTCGACATTTATGGCATCACCCACTGTTGAGGAACTTGCCGGAGACACATCAGATAGGTTGTTCCAGCTAATTGCAGGTAACTCATCCCTTATTACCCAGGAGTCAGCAGCCGGGGCAGTTGTTGCATATGATAAGCTACCATGTTATCTGGAAAATGAGGGAAACACAGTGGACCTGATGACACGACCAGGACCATCATGTGACAGGATATATACTCTGGATTCATTTGATTTGGACAACTCCACTCCTGCGATCGTTGTGCCGCTACCGGGTGTGTTAGCGGATAAAGGAGTGTTTGGACAAAATCTGCAGTTCCACTATCTTTATAGATGTGGTTGGATGGCGCATGTACAAATTAATGCAACACAATTCCATGCTGGAGCGTGGCTCTGTGCCTTGGTCCCTGAGTGTGTAGTCAAAGGAACAGATTATGACTCTACCCACTTTTTTGAGTCACATGAGCAGGCTGCGTTCTTAGAGACACAGTATCATCAGTTGACACTATATCCGCACCAAATAATTAACTTGAGGACAACCAATGCAGCCACGATTGTGGTCCCGTATACCAACATAGCACCGGCCTCGTTTTACACGTGTCACAACACGTGGAGGTTGATCATAATTCCTCTTGTTAAGCTGATGTCACCACCTTCCTATTCAGGTACAGTCTCTTGTACCATATCAGTTCAGCCAATATGTTCACAGTTCAATGGATTGCGCGAAGCTGTAGTCGCACAAGGTGTACCAACCTTTGACATACCTGGCTCAGGCCAGTTTTGTACGACTTTGGCCAATACGGGTTATCCTGCATTTCCCATCTGGACACCATCAGAGGGGTTCCCACTACCAGGTAGGATGACAAATTTGATTAGTGTGGCCCGTATACCAACATTTTTGCAGGGTACAGGAGGAAACACTTATGGTTTTTCGGTGCAGAACGCAATACCTGCTGACAACACCACATTGTATAGTTTGGATGTCTCACTGTTAGCCACTGAGATGGAGAAAACCTACATAGGCAGGTTGGCCCGAATGTTTGCGTTCTATAAAGGTAGCATAGTCTTGAGATTTACCTATACAGGACCTAAACAATCATCTGGCAAATTGTTGATAGCATACACACCACCGGGTGGTGCGAGACCCACCAGTAGGGAAGAGGCCATGCTAGGTACAAACATCATCTGGGATTTTGGGTTGCAATCAACGTGTACGTTTGTGATCCCGTATATTTCCATATCATCTCGCCGGTTTGCGAACACAACAGGCACCATTTTCTCATATGATGGTTATGTGACCGTTTGGTACCAAACTGCGGTTGTATTTGCGCCCAACTGTCCTTCATCCGCTGTGGTTTTAGTGACTGCAGCGGCTGGTGAAGACCTAGAGTACACYGGCTTTATGGACACGGCTTATTATCAGGGCTTGGGGGACGATTTGTCAAGTGTTATACAGAGTACAATAACAAATGCTGTGTCACAATCAGTAGGTCAATTGACATCTGTACCCAACCAACACCATGAAGCAGGGACTGCTAATCCAGTTAATGTTGGTGCTGTACCCGCCCTGGAAGCTGCGGAGACTGGAGTTGCCTCCGTCGTGGGTGCGGATGTGTCATCCACGATTGAGCCTGGTGCATCGAAACTAACCAATTCCAGCGAGACGTCCGTGGTCAACATGCTTTCACGTTATTGGTACCTCAACCAGCTGACACTCAATCACGGAGCAAATGCTTCTTCTGCGGATTCAGGCGTCATTCAGCTAGATTTGTCACCAGGGGGACCGAACGCCAATGTGATGTCAAAACTTCTTAGGGTTTTGCTCAGCTCAGCCACCTACTGGCGCTTTGATTTGGATCTCGTTGTGGTACCAGTGCATTTGGAAGGGACACAAGCAGTACAGTATATGGTTGAGTTTTGCCCAGTGGGATCTTTTGCATCTTCAACATCACATGGATATGATGCTAAGAATAAAGGAGCCAACCCTAAGATATTCACAACGACTGACAAGCCACCAGCCTCAATGCGGATACCATTTATGTGCCCTGCCTCTTACTTTTGTTCATCGTATGATGGCTTTAAAACATATGATGGCCAACATTATGGCGCCTGTCCTTCAAACACTTTTGGTAATTTGATAATAGCATTGCCAAATGGATATAGTACGCAACCCAGGATCAAGTTTTATCTGTATGTGAGGCCTGTCAATATCGAAGCTTATATGCCTAGACCCCTAGACCAGGGTGACACTAGACCAGCAACTCTATCTAGGGGTAGGCTTGAGGTTGGTGACATTGAGAACTTTACAAATGCCAAACCACTGATCACAGTGGAAGAGCAGGGAGGTGATTGGAACGATGAACTCCCATTGCAATATCCAGAACCCAATCTTTCTAATGAACAGATTCAGATGACAGTCTGCTACAGAGAATTTGGCAGGGACTTTATAACACCACAAATGGTGTGCCGATTTTTCTTCCCCAGACTCGGATATGGCACCAACTTTTCTCGCCCGGGAGGGCCTTACTATAGAGGCTATGCTTTAAGATCACCAGACTGGTTCGAGCGCAATGCTTATGTTTTCCAGTCACTGTATACAGGCGTCTTGGAACTTGCGCATGCAGATGTGCTTGTCAGGTGGGTGGACTTGGAAGCTGTGAGAGCGGATATAGATAGGTATATCAACTCACCACACCCGTTGGCTGGATTGATGCAGAACCTTGTTGCTCGCCTTGAGCTCAACGAAATGATCTACCAGCAGCGTATTGCTGCCATCCTGGAAAGAGCAGTGGATGATAGTGATGATGAAGGTTCTGAGAGTGATGCTAGTGACAGTGGATACTATTCGCTGGATAGTATGGGGCTGAGTGATTTAACCAGTGATTCAGAGTTTGGGAGTGATGTTGAATACCAAGGCCCTATTGACATCGTTGCAAACCTTGCCGCCAACATTGCAAGACCAACCATAGATGTGGCAACTGACTCTATGAGTGAGGCCTTGGATAAAGCCTTTAATAAGGCAGTCCGATCTGTCGACCAAACAATTGAGACACATCGGAGGAGCTGGTGGAAGCAAGTGTTAGGTATTGTCACAAAATTAGTTGCCGTAGTCACAGCCATCACACGATCTGGTGGCGACCCTGTCATCCTGGCCTCGATGGGTGCTATGTTATCAGTAGACCTCATGAATGCGTGTCCTTTTGAATGGGCAAAACAACAAGTGGCCCAACTGATGGAGGTGGAGAACATTCAGGAACAAGGACCATCTGACTGGTTAAAGTCCTTCAATTCGGCCATTACAGCATCTAAAGGCCTAGAGTGGGTTGTTGGGAAGCTCTGGGATTTGATCAATTGGGTCAGAGAAAAGTTGTTGCCAAAGGCTCAGGCACGGGAGAGAGATGCGACCATCGTTAATAACTTGGTCAAACACCTCCGTGAATGGAGGGCGTGCCAACTAAACCCTCATATATATACACCAGAATCAATCAGTGAACTTGCTAAGGCCATTATTGACATAAGAGACATCTTAGAGACAAGGTGTCCTGGGCATCCCGTGTTGAGGTCAATAGCCCCTACAGTGGCTGCATGCGCCAAACACCTGTCAAACTCCAAGAAGAGACCGCATGAACCAATTGGACTGCTTATTCATGGGGCTCCAGGCACAGGGAAGAGTCTTGCGACCAAACTAATTGGGACAAAGTTAGCAAAGAATTTAGGAAACATGGAACCTTATTTTATGCCACCTGACCCGAAGTATTTTGATGGCTATGCTGGACAGCCTGTGGTGGTTATGGACGATCTAGGACAAAACCCGGATGGTGAGGACATGAAACTACTCTGTCAGATGATATCGTGTGCAGAGTTCTACACCCCCCAAGCTGATCTGCCTGACAAAGGGAAACCTTTTACATCGTCCTTTGTTCTTGCTTCAACCAACAACATGACCCTCACCCCGCCAACAATTGCCCACCCGAAAGCATTGAATAGACGCTTCCAACTCGATTTGAACATCGAAGTACAACAGGATTATAAAGTGGATGGGAAGTTGGATATTGATAAAGCGTTGGCACCTTGTAGTCACACATCCAAATCATTTGGGAAGTGTTGCCCGTTCATTTGCGGGCGAGCAGTTAGGTTTTATGATGTCAAAGGTCGCTTCGTCATGACACTGGATGAGGTTGTCATTGAGCTACAGAAGATCAAAACACACAAAACTGATGTTAGTAACAAACTTGACATCTATCTTCAGGGACCAATTCTGAAGAAAGTGAGTCAGAAAGGCAAGAAACCACCACAAGAGGTCTTGGACTTGATTAAGGAGGATACCAACCCTTCTAGGCCAATGCTCCAATATGCACTTGATCTAGGCTTTGAGATCCCAGATGAACTTATGGATGATTTTGTGTATCAACAGATAGATATGACAACAACCAACTGGAAGAATTGGGCCATCTGTGGAACCATGCTTGTCACCTTACTTACCACACTTTATTTTATCTGGAAATCATTACCTGCAAACCCACAGGGTGCATATGATGGCATTATCCAAAAGAACCTGAGAGTCCCAGAAAAACGGAAGATTGAAGTGCAAGGCCCTGACCCTGACACCCAATATGCCCTGTCGCTGATGAAACACAATCTGTTCCCCATCTCGACCGCGACGGGTGAATTTACAGCTTTGGGCATACATGGGAAAAATTTTATCATCCCTAAGCATGCAGCTGTTGAACCTTATCTCGTTGCTGGCAAGGAGATAACGGTTGATTCAGAAGTAGAATTGGTCAACAAGGGCGGTTGTCTTGAACTGGTGATGGTGTCATCATCTGACTTGCAAGACTTTCGAGATCTTAGGCCCCATATGCTGGACAGTTTCCAACCAATGAGTGATTGTTTGCTCGCTGTGAACTCACCTAAGTTCCCACGTACCATCGTACCAGTGGGAAAAGTCCATGTGTATGGTTCCATTAACCTCAAGCTTGACACAGTGAAGCGGGTGATTTACTATCACTCACCCACCAAACAAGGCTATTGTGGCGGGGTCATACTCAAAGCAGGGAAAATTATTGGTATGCACATAGCTGGCGATGGAGCCAACGGCTACGCCAGCCTCTTGTTGGCCAACTACTTTAAAATTGAACCACAGGGAGTGAAGATAGATTTGGGGCCAGCACCCAGGCCTTGCAATGTGAACAAGAAGACAAGACTTGAGCCGTCTGTGTGGCATGACAAGATCAAGGTTACCAAGCAGCCAGCAGTCTTGAAGGATGGAGATCCCAGATGCACAGTGCAATTCTCGAAACACCTGTTTGACAAGTATAGAGGGAACTATGAAGGACAGGAACCAGAGGAACTTGAGATCGTGATAGAACAGTACGCTGCCCAACTCCAGCCCCTGTTGCCCAAGGATGTGCATGAACCCATGACTTTGCAACAGGTAGTGGAGGGATATGGGCGTTTAGATGGATTAGACCTGAATACATCTCCTGGTTATCCGTACTGTACGCAGGGAGTGACTAAGCGAAAGTTGGTTGCCAATGGTTACAGTAAGTTGATAGAAGGCTTAGATCTCCATGGTTATGGTCTCCCCTACGTCACTTTTTTGAAAGATGAACTCAGGCCAATTAAGAAAGTAGAGGCTGGTAACACCAGACTGATAGAGTGCAGCAGTATCAATGACACCTGCAGAATGAAGATGAAATTTGGGAGACTGTTTGAAGCACTATTATGCAACAATGGTGTGGCTAGTGGGGTGGCTGTTGGTTGTGATCCTGAGATAGACTGGACCAGATTTGCGACAGAACTTGGGGACAATGTTTTTGCTTTTGACTATAAGAACTTTGACGCATCACTGTCACCAATGTGGTTTAAGGCCCTGGACAAGCTACTGCAACGCTTAGGTTTTGACACGGAAGATCTGATCATAGGCTTGTGTAATTCAACACACATTTATGAGAACCAACTCTATAGAACCGTTGGTGGCATGCCATCAGGTTGTTCAGGGACATCAATCTTCAATACTCTCATCAACAACATGATCCTGAAGACAGCGGCCTTGCGTGCATACAGGGGATTGGACTTGAACTCATTTAAAATACTTGCATATGGCGACGATTGCATCATGTCGTATGTGTATCCTCTGGACCCTGAACACATTGCAAGAACAGCATCAATGTGGGGTTTGCAAATAACACCAGCAGACAAAGGGGAGCACTTCCAGCCGCCAGGACCAATTGAAGGGGTCACCTTTCTGAAGAGAGGTTTTAAGAAACACCCTTCCACGGATATTCTTTACCACCCAATCTTTGATGAAGACGAGATCTACCAATCTTTGGCTTGGACTAAGAAACCATCAGAGACTCAGAATCACATACTGTCATTGTGCCATCTCATCTGGCACAACGGTGAAGAGTCTTATAACAAGTTTATTGCCCTGGTTCGTAGCGAGCCAGTGGGGAGAGCACTACAACTCCCGCCATATAAACTTTTGGAGAGAGAGTGGTTAGATAACTTTTATTGACCCGGGGCCACGCCGAGTAGGATCGAGGGTACAGGTCATTTTATTTAGCTGTTAAGTTTTATTTGTGCCGAGGCCACGCGGAGTACGATCGAGGGTACAGCACCGATTTTTGTAAGTTTAATCATTAGTTTAGCAGTATAGATTTTTGATTGGGCATTGCAAAAAAAAAAAAAAAAAA